AGAGAAGTACGGAAACCTACATAATAAAATAGAATACAGAATGGATATTTTAGGACCTCATACTAATTATAAATTATGGGAACACCAAGACGTTAGTGAAAAACTAAACCAATGGTCTATGATTAAAAAATCAATGGATGAGGAGTATATTGCATTAGTGGAAACAAAACAAACATTAACTACTGAATTTGAATCTATTATGGATTCTAAATCTAGAAACGAAAATTATATTAAGGATAAGGAATTAGTTCTCGCCAATAGAGAGAAATTATTTAAGTCAATGATAAGACACAATGATTTAGAGACGAAAATTAAATCAAAGAATATAATTACTAATTTTGACAGTGTTATTCAATTACCAGATGACGATCTGAATAATTGGGATGATCCTGTTTAAGCTTCATAACCACAATTTTTACAAGTATAAAAAACTTCTCCATACATACAGGTCTCGACGTGTTGTTTAAAATCATGGTTTCTGTGTTTCTTTATGCACTCATCTGCGATAGTATTATTTATTTCTTGAATTTGTGTTGTTATTGCTGTTATTCTCTCTTCGCATTTAAGTTTCTCTTCAAATAATATTGTCTTGTGATTTTCTTGAATATCATTTCCTAGAACCATATATTTATGAAATTATATAATTTATTACATTTAACTAATTATATAATTTATTGTATTTACCCCCCATTGGTAATTTAATCATTAAATTTATTGAATCTAATCTGTTTCATTTACACTAATGTTTACATCATTCTCGGAAATACCAGTTAATTTACTTAGTCCATGATCTGTTTTATCGTTAGTGACAATATTATCCCCTTCAAATAATTCTTTTCTGACGTCTTCAATCGTAGTTGCTTCACCTCCATCTTGTGTATTCATATTGGCAACAGATACTAAGTTTCCCTCTTTGTTAATTGTTTGTGTCAATTTATTACCAGATTCCAAAGCCTTTTGTTTATTCTCTTCCATAGCCTTTTCTTTGGTCTCCTTTATACGTGCATCAAATTCATCTTTAGCCTTTTCCTCATTCTTTTTCTTCTCACTCATGAGTTCATTAAGTGTTTCTTCCATATACTCTACACGACCAGTCTTATATGCTTCTGGATGGAAAGGAACCCATACACCAATCGGACCTACATATACATCGTGATTAGGATCATTTTGTCTAAGCATCTTACATCTTAACTCTGCTTCTTGTTGGGTTGGGAATACACCTCTTACTTTGATTCCTCTAATAGATGTTTGGAAATTATTATTTTCACCAAATTCCTTATCTAATCTGTCTTCATTCTCGTCTAAGAAATTTTTGAAATCATCTTCAATTCTTGTAGCAAGTAATTTATCTTTCTCATCTTTAGTAAATTCTTGGAAGTCTTTAGTAAGTTTGTCAAAATCTAGATGATATTTAAAAGATACAAAATTTAAAAATTGGCTAAATTTCTCCATAGACTTACTAAAATCCCAGTTTTTAATGAATTCTTCAAACAGAAACATATCCTTTTGTTTAAGAATATGCTCAGGTGATATAAAAGAAAGACACGCGAATTTTTGTCCCGCAATAGATTTATCTTCGTCCAGCAGATCAATATATTTAGCATTATCTGTCCCATCTTCATTCTGTTTTAATTCTACACCGTTTGGAGGATTTAGTGGTTTAGAGAAACTCATTTATAGATATAAGCATTATAAATATTTAAGTGTTTTTACGAAGAAAGATATAATTAATAACCATTAAAATTATATTTTTTTCTATTTATTTTATATATAATGAATGGAATGTTAGATTTAACTGAACTTGTCAAAAGAGCTGTTAAGTACCTCGTCGAGGGATTAATGGTTGCTATTGCCGCATATGCCATCCCTAAGAAATCTCTTAACTTAGATGAAGTATCTCTTATTGCTTTAACTGCTGCCGCTACTTTCAGCATCCTTGATACATACGTTCCCAGCCTTGCTGTTGGTGCTCGTTCTGGTGCTGGATTCGGTATTGGTGCCAATCTTGTAAGATTCCCTGGTGGATTTTAAATTAATCGTTAATTAAAAAATGTTAAATAATATATTTATTTTTATATGAAGATATTATTATTATTATATACGTAATTATGCTTATTATATAGGTCACATATATTAGAATATGATATTACTTTATATCAAATTTTATTTTGCATAATGATTTGTAGCCTTTACCAGGTGATTTATATTTTCTGTTTCAAGCATACTATGCCCAGCCAATGTTTTATAAAATATGGCATGTGGCATTTTTTCGTGTAATTCATATGCACTAGTTATCGGACATACAATATCATATTGTCCTTGAACAATCGTCATTGGGATATGTTTTATCTTTGCCAAGTTTTCATCTTCTAATAAATAATCTTCACGAGGGAAAAACCCCTTATTTACAAAATAATGATGTTCAATGACAGCCATAGGAATATAGTTATTGGTTTTCTTTAAATCTTTTATAATTTCTTCTTGAGGAGTTGGTATGAGATGTGATATTGACGCTTCCCATAGTGACCATGCGAGACACGCCTTATCACGTTCATCTGGACCCATACTTCCATTGAAGCGCTTACCATATGCTTTTACAAAATCTTTCCGTTCATTGGGTGGGATGGCATCTTTATAGTAGTCCCATGCCTCAGGAAAAATAAAATTCGCACCTGGTCCTTGTTGTACCCAATCAAGTTCTTTTTTACGCATTAAAAATATGCCACGCAATACTAATTCACTTGTCATACTAGGATGTTCCATTGCGTATGCTAATGAAAGTGTGGAACCCCACGACCCACCAAACACCTGCCATTTCTTAATATTTAATAAGTTGCGTATTTTTTCAAAATCGGAAATCAAATCTTGTGTAGTATTCTCCTTTATTTCTCCAAAAGGAGAACTTTTTCCAGTACCACGTTGATCCACGAGAACAATCATATATTTTTTGGGATTAAAATATCTTGCATAGGTTGGTATGGTTCCACCACCTGGACCACCGTGTACGACTAACACTGGTTTTCCGTTTGGATTTCCGTACAAAAAATAGGCGATTTTATGTATTTTTGAAACTTGTAAAAACGCACTTTTGTATGCTTTTATTGGAGGATAAAATGCAGTGTCTTTGTATTTGTCATTGTACATATCGTTCACTCGTTTCCTAGTTTTATTATGTGAATTTCGTTTTTTATGTTTAGTAGTGACCATATTACTTGTATAACATAGAATGATATAATATTTCTAAATAGGTAAATCAATATTGCGTTCTGTCATTTTTCTCAACTCTTTCCTTTGTGTATTTTTATAATCATGTATTTAAAGCTTTGATAAGATATGTATATATATATATCATATGAACCATATGAACCATACACATCCGATTGAATACATTTGGGTTGGTGGTAATCAAGAATTACGAAGCAAAACAAGAATTATTCATACTCAAGGATTAGTGTTAGACGATTTTGTGAAAATTCCTGACTGGAATTATGATTGAAGTTCTACAAATCAGGCAATCGGAACAAAATCAGAGATTATTATTAAACCCAGATCTGTATTCAAAGATCCGTTTAGAAAAGGAGGATACATGGTAATATGTGATACATATACTCCTGAAGGGGAACCAGTTTCTAATAATACTAGACACAATGCAAATAATATTTTCAATCAAAAATTAGATGAAGAACCTTGGTTTGGATTAGAGCAAGAATATTTTCTAATTAATCTCCAGACAAATTTACCTCTTGGATTTAATGAGAATGATAAACAAGGACAATTTTATTGTGGCGTTGGTTCTGAAAATATATTTGGCAGACACATTGTAGAAGACCATCTTAGTAAATGTCTAGAAAGTGGCGTTAAACTTTCTGGAATTAATGCCGAAGTTGCTCCTGGACAATGGGAATTTCAAGTAGGTCCTTGTACTGGTATTGATGCGGGGGATCATCTTCTAATGGCAAGATATATTCTACTAAGACTTGGAGAGATATATAATGTCGGTGTCAATTTTGAACCCAAACCTTTAAAAGGGGGCTGGAATGGTTCTGGTTGTCATACAAATTTTAGCACAATAAATATGAGAGAAGGGACTAAGAATAAAACAGGTCTAGAGCATATTAATGAGGCTATTGTAAAATTATCAGAAAAACACGACGAGCATATGAAGGTCTATGGTTCTGGAAACGAAGAACGAATGACGGGAGAGTATGAAACAGCTTCATATGATAAATTTACTGATGGAAATGGAAATCGTGGTGCATCTATTAGAAGAGGTGCAGATACTATAAAGGATGGTAAGGGTTATTTTGAAGACAGACGTCCCAGTTCTAATTGTGACCCATATCTAGTAACAAGTATTATTTTCCAGACAACGTGTTTAAGCGATATAATTTTACAAAACGATACAGTAGTAAATTATGACAATCTAACAGATCTTGTTCAAGTTGCTATGTAATAATAATAATAATAATAATGTTGACAAACATTATTATTTGTAATATAACTAATCTAATGTAATATAATTAAACAGTTACAATGATCACATATGTTATAATAAGTTGGATAATTGAGGTAATTATTCCAGATAATAAGTAAGTATTTTTTATTCTTGTAATATGTTCGGTTTGTTCATCAGGACAATTCTTTAATTTATTACACGTAGCTGATAAATAAGTCAATCTACTATAATAAGGTGATAACGAGTATAGCATATAAAACGTGGATACTAATATAAGACCAATCGATATAACCTTTGCAATATGTGGATGAACTTTTAAGGCACCTTTTCTTGCCATGTTATAAAAAATTAAACTAGATGTTGTTACAATAGCTGATAAATTAAACCATCCCATTAAAATTGATTCGGGAATATACATTTTATCAGAAAATGCCAAATCAGAATTAATGTCTTTAACGAATACCATAAATATATTATATACCAATATTAATTAAATTAAATTAATTAAATTAATTGATAAACTAAATAGTAGGAATAAATTCCCAGTTTAACTCCTCGCAAATTTTTTTCCATATTTCGTCTTGTTCTATTCGTTTTTCTCTATCTTTCAACATGGGAAAATATGGTAAAAACTGTACTTGATCTAATAGTTCGCATAATTTATAAACTGTATAATAATAGTTTAAAAAATTAACACGATCATCTGGACAAAATTTGGCATATGGTCCTTGTATTTCCATAAATAAATTACATAAGGAATCTTCTAATTCAGGTGTCATTACTGGTGGTTTTATTCCCAATTTATCCTTTATAAAGGGAATATGTTCATAGTACTTATTGTATCCCAGTTTTTTCAAAATTTCCTTTGCCTTTTTATTGTTTAATGCTGTTAAATCGATTCTTTCCTTTTTAATTTGGTTTTTAATATTTTCTAATACTTCATCTGGTATTTGTGTTGTTTCTTTTGCTTGAAATTGGGCTAATATCTCTCTGAAATGATTAATTCTTTTATATGCATAAAAGCAAGCTTCTTTTGGAGGCTCTTTATAAGACGGTTTTTCATTCTCAACTAAATATTGAACGTGTTTGTGACAGTTGTTACATACCATTATTCCTTCGTGGTCTATTGGAATCAATTCACCTTTTTTACAATATTGACAAATATCGGTTTCAAAAATATATTTATTCACATCAATAAATGTTTCATCTAAATTGGATAGATATTGACGTATAGTGTCGTTATTTTTCGTATCGTGTATAACTTCTTCCTCCAATTTTACTTTAAAAAACGAATTAAGTATTTTAGTCTTATTGTTGTCCAAAGAAACCTCCTTTTTATTTTCAAAATAATCGAAAATATGTTTGTTATTGTTTAAGTAGTACAGTTTTTTATTACTTTTAATTTCCTTTATTTGTATATTGATGTCTTTAATTGTATCTTTAATTTCTAATTCTTGTTCAATATTAGTATTTCCATTTTCCAATAATTTAGTCAAATGCTTTCTTTTCGCTCTCAATTCCGGAAGTATTTCTGTTTGTTCCTTTCCAAATTCTTTTTCAACTTCTTTATGTTTTCCATCAAGTGTAGTAATTGTTTTTTCATCCAAAATAATTTTTTTATTTGTTTTATGTTTAAACGACGGCATATTTAAATAAAATTACATTTTTATGTTTAATACATATTTCATTCAAAATCTATTTCAAGTTATATTTTGGTTTATGTTTTCTCTCTATTAAACAATGAACATTCATATTGACAATTTTGATGATAATAAATTAAGTCCTACATTATTTACATTAATGAATTATTTACACGATTATTTAGATGAAGATTGGAAGATTAATAAAAAAAATAATAGTTATATTTTAAAAAAAAATGGATGTAAAATTATTATATGCGAAGGGATGTATATTCAACCAAATCGCATTAAAGATGATAATGAGTCTTTAAAATATATATTAAAATTTTTATATACCGTTCTAAATAATGGATGGACAATCAAAAAATCCAATGATAATTACATTTTTATTAAAAATCACGAAGGGAAAAAAGAATTTTTTTCGAAGAATTATATAAATACATTCATCAAGGAAAACTTTAATTTCGGTTTAATTAAATAATTAAATGTAGTGCGAATTAAAAAGTTCAAAAA